ACTTGGCTACACGCGTACCTGTGACTGTACAAGTCACCACACCACTTGCAGCATCAAAGAACACATCATCAGCAGCCGTAGGCACGGCTTGACCACCAGCACCACCAGAGGTTAGCGCCCATTTAGTGCCTGCTGTAGCGTCCCACGCCGCAGTTCCCCCAACCCAGTACCTGTCAGCCATGGCTTACACCTTGTAATACCAAACGCCTTCGACTTCGACCAGCTTTGCGCCAGCAGGAGGAACACCCTCTAGCTTCTGATACACCTCACCACCAATCTCTTTGGTAGTTTCCGGCTGCTCAACAGGCGGCGCAGTCACGATGGCAATCCAGTTATCCCGGCGCTGCTCTTTCATTGCCTGGATCTCTGCCTCACTCAAGCCATGGTTCTCCGGCAGATGCAAAGCGTCCGCAAACTTGCCATGCGGCGTCTGAAACTCGAAGTCAATCTTGATCATTGGTTGCTCCTTATGCTTGGGTCGTAACAGCCACTACATCCCAACGCGTGTTGTTGGCGTTGTAGATGCAGCCGACATAGGTGGTCTTGCTGATTGTCGTTGAAGTTGGCAACGTCACGCCGATCGGTGTGTAGGTACCGTTCCAGGTCAACGCTCGCGACGTACCATCATCTAAGAGCCGGAAGATAAGCCTGTTGCCATCAACCGGAGTGCCAGTCGGCGCGTTGATCTGCAATGCTGACGCCAGCGCTGTAAACGCATACTGATCAAATGCCGAGATGTCCGGGTCCAGGGTCGATGCTGAAGCAGCACTCGAGACCCGCGGATCAATCCGTTTGTTCGTCAGCGTGGCCGTACCGTTAATCGTCGTAAAGCCGCCGCTAGCGTTCGCGTTGTTCCCCAACGCAGTGAGAACACCCGTACCAGTCGTCGTCGAGCTGATCGCTGTACTTGCGCCGCCACCAATCAACAATGCACTTGCCGTCAGCGTCCCGGACTGCGTGACCAACCCGCCGGTTGTGTTCACCGCAATACCTACCGCGGTCACAACACCCGTGCCGGTCGTCGTTGAGCTAATTCCAGTTCCCGATCCGCCACCAAGCAACAAAGCGCTAGAAGTCAGCGTCGCGGTCTGCGTCACCAATCCATTTGCCGTGTTGACCGAGTTGCCAATCGCTGTCAAAACCCCGGTGCCGGTTGTCGTCGTCGATGGAGCAACACCAGCGCCGCCTCCAATCACCAGAGCGCTCGCCGTCAACGCCGCAGAACTTGCAATCGTGTTCGTTGCCGAGAAATACGGGATGCCACCAGAAGTGCCGGCCGTGATGCCCGTCCCGCCGTTTCCAACGGCCAGGGTGCCCGATACGCCAGTCGACAACGACAGGGCCGTACAGTTCGACAGATTGCCGGCTGATGGCGTTCCCAGGTCCGGAGTTACAAGCGCTGGCGAGGTGGCCAACGCCACAACCGTGCCGCTTCCAGTCGTGCTGTATGACGTGCCCCAGGACGATCCCGTTGAGTTTGCAATCCCAGCGCCGGGCCACGTAAACGCCGCACCGGTCGTGGATGCAATCGTCTGCACCGCGCCCAGGTTGTCCTTGTAGAACAACTTGCCATCGGTGATGTTGATTGCCAGTTCGCCGTTATTCAGGTTCCCAGCAGACGGTGTCGCAGCGACCGTCGTGCTGTGATACAGAATGATCGGCGTAAAGTTCGTTGCGGCCATGATTGTTCCCTTAGAAAGTACCGCCAGAGATCACGCCCCACTCTGGAGCCGATGCCCCTGCCTTCAAAACGTATCCCTGCGCACCTAACGCAAGCTTTGATAGTGTCGTTGATCCGCTAGCATAAAGCAGATCGCCGGCTGCATACGAGGTTTGCCCCGTACCACCGTTGGCCGCAGCGATTGCTGTTGCATTCCATGTTCCTGCGGTCAACGTTCCAACGCCAGTGATCCCGGTGTACGAACCACTGATCAACGACGATCCAATCGTGCCTGTCGTAATCTGATTTGCATCGATCGCAATGGACGTGTTGCTAGCGCTTGTAATCTGCCCCTGGGCATTCACCGCAATCGTTGGAACACTCGAGGCAGATCCATATGTCGCCGCTGCAACACCCGTATTAGAGATTGCGATTGTGATGTTGCTCGACCCGTCATAACTGCTACCAGACAACCCGGTGCCAATCGTCAAAGCATTCGGATTGACCGCAGTGATCGTCGCCGACCCGCCCAGAGAAATCGACGTGCTGTTGACCGTAATCGCGCTGTTTTGTAGCTGCGAATTCTGAATCGATCCCGACGTGATCTGATTGGCGTTGATTGCAATCGACGTATTGCTGGCGCTCGTGATCTGTCCCTGAGCATTGACTGCAATCGTCGGCACACTCGAGGCTGATCCGTAGGTGTTTGCAGCAACCCCGGTATTTGTGATGCTGAACTGCGTGCCAATTAACGTCAGGCCAGTGCCTGCGGAATACACTTGCGACGAAGAAAACTGCGTAAACGTTAAATTCGTTGTCCCAATGATTAGCGGGTTGTTGGTCGTCATGACATACGACTCACCCGCTCCGGACGACCCTTCTTGAACGAAGAAGTAGTCTCCCTGGCCCATGCCATTTATAGAGTCCGGCCTGTACGTGTCTTCGTCTAATGCTCTCGTCAGAACCCAATCCGTGCCGCCAGGATCAGGGGTTCCAACTGTGGTAACCGTGTAGACACCGTTCTCAAAGGCGTTCGCTTGGTTGGAGACCAAGACTCGATTGCTAACTGACAGGTTCACTCCATCAATCTGCAACGCCGCTTTGGCCCCAGCATTCGTAAGCGTGGCACCTACACCGGCATTGACCACGCCAGCAATTGACAACCCCGTGCCGTTAGTAAACGTTGTGATCTCCGGGCCGTTATAGGACAACGAGAGCGTCACCTGATTGGCCGCAGGAACTGAGTACACGTAGTAAGCCGTCCCCGACACAATCCCGTTTGCGGTGGACGAGAACACAATTTGATCGTTTATCGACAGACTCGGAGACGTAGCAAACGTCAGTGTCGTGCCGCCAGTGATGTCGGTGACCGTGACTGCTGTTCCGCCCGGCGTATAAGTTGCCGTCAACGCACTTGGCGTCTCTACCCGCACGGGTTGGTGAATCGTAATCCCTGACGACACCGCATCGTCAACGTACTGCTTGGTCGCTAATTGCAACGCAGTGGTCGGAGCCTGGGTTACCGTCACCGTTGTCAGGCCAGCCAAACTCGTTGCCGTGCCACCCAACGACACCGACGTTGAGCCAATCGTCACCGCGCTGAACTGCAATGCCGCATTCGGTACATTCGACAACGACATTGCATTGCTTCCACCCAAAGAAACGGAAGCGGAACCCGTAATGCCGTTTGCATACGTAAACGCTATCGAAGAATTTGTTAACGATGCGTTACCTATGTTTGACAACGTGTTGCTCGACGCATCAATCGTTTTGTTGGTCAGCGTATCCGATGTTGCACGACCAACCAAGGTGTCCGTCGATGTAGGGAGCGTCAACGTTCCCGTGTTCACAATCTGCGAAATGATTGGCGTCGTCAACGTCTTGTTCGTCAGCGTTTGACTACCATCCAAAGTCGCCACTGTCGAATCGATACTGATGGTTTTTGCCGCTGATCCGTCAAACGTCGTGCCGCTGTTTAGCTGAAGTCCCGTGCTAACCGTCAACGCATTCGTGGTCGTAGCCGTCAACGTTCCAGAGGCTCCTAACGCAACAGTCACTCCGTTATACGTGACCGACGAATTAGTTAGGCTCGCATTCGCAATATCTGACAGCGTGTTGTTAGTCCCGCTGATCGTCTTATTGGTCAGCGTCTGCACTGCGTCTTCGGTCACCACCGGAACCGAGTTGACTGTAGCCGCGACCATATCAAACGTGCCGCCGGTCACCGTCTTGCCGGTGAACGTCAGGTTCGTCGGCAGCGACAACACGACGTTTGTCGTGCCTACCGCGTCGATCTCATTCGCGGTTCCCGTGACCGATGCCACCGCGCCAATCGCCGCGGGATCGATTGCTACTTCCGTCGCTGAAGTGATCTGTCCCTGCGCATTTACAACAATTTGCGGCACAGCTGCCGCAGTGCCATACGTTGCTGGGCTCACCCCGGTATTGGCAATTGAAATCGTACCGCTCGAGGTAATCGGCCCACCGGTAAGACCGGTGCCGGTATTGATCAGCGTCACCGCTCCCCCAGGTAGCGAACTCCACGATCCGGCTTCATATACCTCATACGAACTGATGTCGGTGTTGTACCGAATCATCCCGTCTTGCCCGACTGGCCGTTGCGCCGTCGTTCCTACGGGAATCGTGATCGAGCCAGTGCCTGGAATCACGGTATTCGGTGCCAACGAGAACACGGGACTGTTCGTCCCATTCCCGGCCGTCACGTTGATCTGCTGCGCCGTTCCGAACAGCTCACGGCCTGCAATTGTCGTGCCTCCGACCACTGCCAGGAATCCTGTCCCAGATACTTGCGCCATGGCGAGCGCAATACCCGTCAACGAGATCGTCGGGTTGCCAGCAACGCCACTGCCGTTCGCAATCGATAAGCCGTCCCCAGAAACCGCGATAGAGCGATTTGTGACCGATCCTGAACCCGTCTTGACGATCACGCCGTTTGACGCAGCCTCGAGGCTTCCAGAGGCCCCGTTAAGCACTATTTGCAGATAGGACTGCGCCCCGGCGTCCGTCAGGCCAATTCCAACCCCGCCTTGCAGAAACCGACTGTTCGGTAATGACGGCTCCTGATTCAACGTCAGGAAGGTCTGTGTTTGACTCGGCGAGGCAGCAATTGCACCGGTCGTCGTGCGAACCGTCTGACCGTTCTGAACGATGGGGACTAGTTCCGACCCGGTAATTACGCCGGCCGCAGGCAGTTGGGTGATCGTTACGTTCGCCACACTACACCTCGATGCTGTCTAGGTTGCCGTTGTTCTCCGGCGTCTGCGTATTCTGCTCCGGCGATACTACATAGTTGCCGTATCCTCCGGTAGTCAGGTTGTTCGGGTCAACCGCTACAGACACATCGGGCCTGGGAAACCTAATCGTGATTCGTTCTGTCTTTCGCGCCGGCAACCGGTACGGGTCAAACTCGTCCGCGCATCCCTCGTTGCATACCTGCAACCCTGGGAAGTTCGGATCACTCCTCATCACCGCATGGGGACGCTTCATCTTGCAACGATCACAAACCGCTATTGCAATATCAGAGTAGCCTAGCGTGTCCAGAAATCGCGGCATGATTACCTTGTGTATACGCTGATGTTCGGGGCAAAGTAGATCGGCGACTTGTCGCGCTCTTCCACCTCGGCCAGCGTCAAGTACTTATCCGCCTGACCTTCCAGGTACTGGATGCGGTCTGTCGCCACTCCCGGCAGTTCCAGCGACATCTGATGCGCCAACATTGACTGAACCGCCAGATACCACCGCTGCGGGATCTCTAGCTCTCCGGACAGATCACCAACATCCATGATCTGCCTCGAGTACCAGACCGTCATCTGCACAAACGGGTCCGAAGGCACCGGCCAGAGCGTGATTTCCGCCTGCGGAATGGTCCGGTTGAACCAATACTGAAACGGTTGGTTCGCGGTGAAGTTTTTGTTCGGCAGATTGGTGTAGTCATCACGATTTAGCCGCGCCATCGTGATTTCGGTCGAGTTATTGCCGAAATACAGCTCTCTGAGCGACAAAGTCGACCCATTTCTTGCCCGAATCCGGTACCACTCGACCGTTTGACCGGGCTCAATGTCGTACCAGATCCACTCGTTGTTGACCCAGGCCGTCACTCCGGGGTCATAGAGCGTGCTCCAGGCAATTCCGTCGCTGGAATACTCAAATATGCAGTCGATACTGCCAGAAACGCCCGGAAGTACGCCGATTGAGCCAATGTAGACGGGATTGTTCGTCCCATAATTGACGGAAATGTTGCCATTCGGGGCTGATTGCGTGCAGATTGTGTCAATGTTGCTATCAAACGCGTTCTCAACCGTCCCGCCAGCACTCGTTGCATACGCCCCAGAGGGTCGATTCATGCGCCGATAGAGCGCTTGCAGCACGTCATTGCCACCAACAGGCAGCTTGTAGACGTACTGATCCGCCTGGAGCCCGTACACCTTCTTGTCGATGGCCCAATACTGAATGCCGATGTTGATCAGATTGGACAACAGGAAGTACAACGACTCCCGAGCGCTCAATACCTGCTCAGAAGTCAGCTCTTCGGCCAATTTCCCGCACCGCCGCGCCCCATGATCAATCAGGGTCTGGACTTGGATGACGGTCGTCCCAACGGTTCCCGAATAGGCCATGGTTCACCCTACCAGCCGGGGCAATTCCAGCGCTTCATTGAAGCTCGAGCGCGGCTCCCCCGTTCACTACTGCGTGCAATCGGACCCATCCTGGCACAGAATGAGTCCCGCCTCGGCCCGCCCTGCGGCTGTGGTGCCTTCAGGTTGCTGCCCGTCTCGCGATTGTACTTTGCCCGACCCTTCGCCGTCAGCCCTGCACCTTGCTCGGCAGGCAATTTCTCGCCTCGACCAATGGCTAGACTCGGGCCGCCCTTTTTCATGCGCTCTGGCAGC